CAGTCAATACTTATCTTGCCAATATATTGGTTACTGCACCCGCATTGCTTACAAAGCCCACACGGATGAATGGGTGATATCCATTTACATTATAATGGAATGTGTCTGTTATTTCAGTATAACTATATATTGTACTGATTGGATACCAATCTGTGTTACCAATAGTAGAACCTTCAATCAATACATTACCATAGAAGTCAGTATATGTGGCTTGCAGTGTTAATGTAGGATTGTTGCTTGTGGTATAAACACTAGTATAATATACGACAGAGTTAGAATCAGGTACATATGATCCGTCGTTTGAATACCAATCTGGATTAGGATATGCTTGACCAGTAGGAATAGTTATTTCATTACTAGGAACAAAGCTAGGTAATATGCTATTAACAATATTCATATCACCGCGGCCGCCTGCATTTTGGTCTACGAATACGGGGTAATCAAATGTGCCTACCGGAATCTCTAATGTGTAATAACATTTTTGTGCTTCAATTTCTTCTAGTTCTCCTGGGTTTAACATCAATGCGGCTATGCCTGTCGCACCTAATTGAATAGTAAGTGCTTTTCTAATAAGGACCGTAGTACCTGTTGCATTTAATATTCTGCAAGAGATTTCTTTTCCTGTGATATTGACAGGTTTCTGTTCCTGATTAAGGAACTGAAATTGAATTTGATTGTCTACACCTTTGTGTAGAGTAAGTGGCTTGGCATACTGAGGCATATAACTCCTAGGGGAATTTCCTGATAAAAGAATAACGATTTGTCGTTGCGTATAAACGAATACTTGAGTTGAGTACATAAACATATTTATCAAAATATATTGCCAGGCAACCCGATGATAAATATTTCGGTCAATACAATAACAATGATTCAAAACGAATTCTTCCAGAAATTAACTGAAAACCACCCGTTCATCACTATATGTTCATATGCCAACCAAGATTATGTTGGAATCGTACAGAATAGAGATGATATAGTCACCACAATCTATGACTATGGTGCTATAATTGACCCTATAGTTAAGGAGAAATTCTTAGAATTAGGGGATGTTTGGTGGTGGGAAAGTAATAGATTAGTCCCCATCAATCTATTCTTAAAGGAAGAATGGATTATGTTCAGACCCTATTTAAGGACTTTCAACAATAAAAGTCTGACTGTAATACATGGTCCTACATGTAGTATAAGTGAACTACATAAACGCAGGACCAAACGCCGTAGTATTACGCTTGTAAAGCGGATGTTGTAAGTAAATTCATATGCACTGCAACTAATTGCGAATAACCAATTGCATGGGCTTTCTTAAAAGAATATCCATCATCTTCTTTATTCCATATAGTTTGACTCACTTCACTCCAACTCTTGCCAATTAAGTGCTTTTTAGCAGGACGAATCAATGCTAAAAACATTGCTAGTCTAGGGATACTATTAATAGGTTCAGGCATCCTCTGAATACTCTGATAATGATTTGCCAAGTGAATCAGTTTTTCAACAAATTCTCTATCATTTAGCTTAGACCAATCAGGTTCACGCATCAATTCAATCAAGTGCCGTTCATCTCGAACCTGAGAGTATACATGCACATTCAATAAGTCTAGTTTGAAATATCCACGCTTCTCTGCATCTTCATAATGAAGTGCTGACATGTTATTGACAGGATCATATGGAATGTCTGTTATATAAACACCTGTATTGTGTCTACGCACAGGAGAGACATTACGCATTGAAGCAGGTGTATGAGGGATCAACTTTAGTAATTCATCCCTTGAACCAAAGTCAATGTCAATATCTGAATCTATTCTCATCTTGCGGGTGTTACCAATCCTGCTTTAATCAATTTCACATAACCTTGTTGTACAACGATTGCTTGGCGTTCAGCATCTTCTACTGCCTTATGGCTTGTTACATGCCCGCCGTCTTTTAGGTTGACACCAGTGATATCATACAATGTACGGGTGTCTCTGATATCCCAGAAGTTCCAAGGTGTGTTTTTTCCAAGTTGTTTCCAAGCATGATCCATAACTACCACGTCAAAACTTGCTCCGTTACTCCACGCACCTTTACTACGATTCCAACAAAACTTGTACAATTGATTCATTGCCTCTTCAAAAGAGACACGGTCTCTGTCACCCATAGCTTCTTCAATTGCTTCAGGTGATTGCTTGCCCCACCATTCCATTGTTGCATCATTAATACTTCGATTATAAATCTCTGTTTGATCTTCAATTGTAGGACGAATCTCAATTTTATCGATAATGCCACTACCTTTAGGGTCAAACAATACCGCACCGATAGTAAGAATCACACAATCCGGTGTTGTGTCTAGTGATTCAATGTCAATCATTACATCTACTGCCATAATATTCCTTTTCTTTATTATACAGTCAAAGCATAGTGAGTGTAAATCTTTTCGGACATTACAATTGTGTCAGGACTATACCACCATGTGTCACAATATTTTGCCTCGCCGTAATGATAGTCTAGCCATTGTCTAGCAATTGATACATCTTTGGTAATAGCATAAAAGATTCTTTCTTCCCAACCATTATTACCATCAGGAACAGTCTTCTTTAGTTTCCTAAAGTATACCGGTTCTACTTCTATAATTTCCTGTGCAGGAAAAAATGTCATGCTTTGAGTGTTTTCCATATGTATTTCTTTTCCAGTATGTCTTGAAAATGTTCTGCTTCATGTTTGTTTCTAAACACAACACAACGAATCTCATACATGTCCATTAAGTATTCACTATAGTCATGCTTATTACCTTGTACCCAAACAGTAAAATCAAGCCACAGTGTGTCAAGATCACCGCCATGGAGTAGTATACCCAATCCTACTTCAAAACATTTTACTTCTCCAAACAATATGTCTAGTAACTTTAGACCAGTGTCTGCCTCTTTGATATTCTTAAATGAGGGCCAATGTACTACATGGTTATTTTTTTCAGTTGTATATAATTCAAAAGGTGTATTGTTCATTGAAATTTTAATAAAAATATTAGGTACTTCTTTTCGTCTACTATCTGATAACCATCTGTTATGTTACCATTGACGATGTTCATCTTTACTCCGTACTTACCTTCAAGGTAATCTTCAAAATCATACGCATCAAATTCTGTATATTTGTTTTGTTCCTGATATTCTCTACGCACAAGTTTTAATGCCGCCCAATAATCCCAACGTCTTTTGCGTTGTTCTATGTTAGGATCATCGTCATCGTAATCTTGAAATGGCGGTACTGTAGTCATTTGTATAGTAGTTCGAACCAAGAAGCTAGTTCTTCTTTGTAGAAAGTGAACAGTGTATATCTATCATAGAGTACACCATACCGTTCAAGATCATATTCAGGTTTATGATATGAGAAATCAAAATCAGTGCCTTGAACATAGCCTTTAGCCCGTAATTCTCTTACTATATCCATCATAGCATCGGGCTTCATATTAGGTAATTTGATTTCAATCATGAAGAAAACTTAATCGCAAAAAAAGTGGCAAGTTTTTCATCTTCTAGTGTAAGATACCATCGCTTTTGGACCATACTTGGCTCCCACTCATTTTTAACTATCCATCCTTGTCCACCGATGCTATTATGTAGATAGTGCATTCGTGGTCCTACATTCTTAGCAAGCCATTGTTCTTGCTCTCCCGTTAATTTATTATGAGGTAACGGTATCTTTATCGTCATGTGTTAGTAAATCAAATAGTGTACTGTACTGAGTTTCTGGTTCCATGTGAAAGCCTGTACCCCACACAATCCAAACTTTACGCTTGTATGCTTTCTCCCACCAGATGCGTTTACCTGTTACTGTTTTTCGGGGTAATAAAGCAAAGTATTCAGTCCATGGATAACAGTCAGCACCGTCAGTTATAATGTAATAGTCCACTTTTACGTTCCTGTATCGTATCAATTCAATATTCCAGCCTAGACTACGGCCCCAATTTATAGCCATTTAAGTATGAACCATTCAGCGTCTTGTTTCTTTTCAAAGACAAATGTTCTACCTAACTTGGTATGTTTACCCGTGCAGTTTTCATCAATCCATAGTTCAATATCAATTGATTCATACCTGTCTTTTAGTCGTTCTAATTCAACTTTAGTCCAACCAGTTGCTATTAACATGTCTAACATAATTTCGTTGTCAATTTCTTTTGCTAAGATTCTACTAATCTCTCCTGCAATGTCTTCTACTAAGTCTGACACATGTATTCCTTCATTGTGATTTCTTCATACTCACCTGCGAATGCGATTCTAAAGACTTTTGCGGCTTCACTCCACTCAAACTGAATCACATCATATTCTTTTGGACTATCCATTGTTCCGTATACACTAGCCCACTCGACATGGAAGCGATTGAAGCAACCCTTCTCAGGATATGCTTCTGCCCACTGGTACATATCAGTAGTACACTTTTTTACTTTGAATCTGTAAGTAAAGTATGGGCGATTATTACCTCCGCCACTATAAAAGTATTCCATCAGTTCCACCGTAATAAGAACAATGTCAGGTCTTCATCGTTGCACAAGAAAATTTCACCTTGTTCTGAGATATTATCTAGCCAACGAGTTCGTTCAATATCATCTTGATATCCTGCAGGGCCTAATGTTTCAATACACCAAGCACGAATCTCATTACCGTCAACCTCGCCCTTGCCCCTCCAAGATACAGTGTGAATGTTTCGTTCACTACCGTAGTAGTGTTCTGTTTTATGCGTGAATGGAGTAGTCATCTGTTTAAGATTGCCCACATGTCAAGTTTATTTTTCATTTCTTCCTTCTCCTGATGTGCATTGTAACGACTACGTTCTGCGGCTTCTCTCATGTATTTTTCAGTAAGAACTTCTTGTCGCAATTGTTCAATCAATTCACTGACCTTCATCGTTTTCATTTCTTCAATTTCGTCTAGTGCTTGCTTTAGTTGTTCATTGAGATATTCTATCTCATTTTCAAGATGACTGATGTATTGACCAGGAAGATAATCATTGCATGTATCTTTATCTCTAAAGGTGCAGTCTGTTTGATCCATGCCCGCTCGTTCAAGATCATCTAGGATAGCTCCAGGATGCCGATCCATATATGTAGCAAGTCTGACACGAACAGGGTCGTTGTCAAATTTAATAGTGTAGTCAATCAATTCATTGTCAGTCATATTCATCGCCATATTAAGTTAAACCAAACTGCATCTTTATCTTCTACTTCATAGTAGATATCATCATATCCAATCTGCCATGCAGCCCATTCTGTTTTATCCACATAGTTCTTACAGTTCTTTTCTATCCATTCACACTGTATATACCATGTGGTAGGACATGATATTGTAACTCTGGTCACGCCCACCTCAACATGAACCACTCATAGTCTTTGGCATCACGAAATCTAAATGTTCTATCAACATTGAAATACCATCGTGTCCATGCGTCAGTATATTTAGGTTCGGGGCCAAATTGTTTCACGCACCAGTTGAACGCTGCCTGTCCGTCTCTAGGCAGTTTTGCTTCATACCACTTGGCACGACTGAACTTATACTTGTGTTCTGACTTCATAGGTAATACAATTTCTTTGCAAAGATTATTTTGGAACCAAGTATTTAGAGTACTCTTGCCAGTGTATTGCACGGCGCTGTACAAAGTCATTTGGCCCTTTTTGAATCCACCCTGATTCATCCGGTTCCAGAGTACTTGTTGGTACGAAAGTAAGGGGAAAGGTTCTATGCCTTCAGTTACGTCTTTAAGAATGTTCATTTTACCAACTTTGTAATTATGTTGTACTTTTCAATCGCATCACATACATTCTTCCAGGCATTGAGTTCTGCTGGTAGTGGTTGCAGTGAAATATGATTGTCTGGATCATGTTCAGGACAGTCTGTCCAAATACTGACTCTAATAGAATGAGAGTGCGGAGCTTTAGACTCTCGCCATTCTGTATAATAGTTGTCCCAGTAATATAATCCGTAGCCTTCTTCGCTATCACCAAATGATGGCAATTTATAGGCTAGGTAGTGCCCACTAACTTTAGGGCAAATATCTTCTTCGTGTTTCCAAATGCTTGTTATCATCAGAATCTCAACTTAAACCATACACAGTCTCGTTCATATCTGAATTTTACACTAATAGTCAATACTTGTCTAGTCCAACGGCAATGTCTTTCTGGATTATCTATATTTTTGTACAACCATAGTACTACTTCTTTGTGTACTAAATCTAACTCAGTCTGATTATGGGTAACTATATCATGGGTATGCCAAAAAGGATGGTCATCTTCCCAACCTCTAGTCCAATCATAGTGTTCTGGGTAATATTTTATTGCCATTTCAATCTAAACCAAAAAGCATCTTTTTCACTTTTAAAATGCCAGCGATAACTTTTAAAACTTATGTCGCTTGCCCAAAAACAAGTCCATGTACCAGTCTTGCGTTCTATAGGAGAATATCGTTCGCCTAGATTATTCTTGCACCATTTCTCGGCTTCGTAGCCTAGCTTGTTAGTAATTACAGTATATGGTAAATCTTTCATGCCCACCTCAACAAAAACATCATGTAATCTTTTTCTTCTTTGAATGCTACAAAGATATAGTCGCCGCCACCCATGTCATTGAATTCCCACTCCATTCCAGTAGATGGATACTTGATGACTCTATGCTCATCTACACGACATTTAAACCTTGTATATTTCTCACACCAGTCGTAGATATCAGAAGCACCGTACTTTATGCCGCCGGGGCCATAGTCGTAAATCAATTCGTAGGCGTGATGATTTCTGTTTTCAATACAGTGGAAGTACTCGTAACCTTTGTAGAAATCTTTTACTTTATTTGCACAGTAAAAAACATCAGGATCACGCATTCTACGATACACATCCCATGACTTGTATCCACTCTTTTTGAGTTTTCTTTCGGCTCGCTTCTTACGAACCCATGCTTTGATTCTACTTATCCGCAACATAATTCAAACATCATAGCATCTTTTTCGTCTAAGAACCAAAACTCAATATGAGTCTTAGTAAATCTACATGTATACTTTTCTCCAGGTAGTCCGAACAGTTCAATTGCAGTAGCACAGGTATCATTCCACATTTTTATCCCGGCAGTAGTCCTGACAGTCTCATTAAAGGGTATCCTTACACGGAAATCGTGGTCAATATCAATACCCCCCAGCGTGTAAGATTTCTTTAACCGTTCTGACATTCTCTGGTTCTCGATGAAACTTCAGTGCCCATTTCTCAGGATCAATATAGTCAAATACCATCTTAACATGTCCCTGCTCTAGTGATTCTACAAACTTGATACCACTCTCACTTTGAAACAACATCCAGGGACTGATTCTGCCCCTAGTAATCTCTAAACAAATTCGATTGACATTACCATATCGCAAATAATCTCTGCTTTGAATTTTTTCATTTTCTGCTAATGCTATTGTTGTTTCAATGCTACGATGAATAGCATCTAACGGATCTTCTGTACGAATGTATTCAAGTAGATAGTTTGTATAGTTTGTGTCAGTACACCATGTGTCAATTCTAATTTGACTTTTAACTAACCAGTCAGCATATCTACTAACATTCAATGCATTAATCTCTACACAATGATTACCAAACTTTACAAACGCTGTATAGTATGGACTCTTAATGAATTCTTCATTAGTCTTTGCTTTCTTACTTGCACTATTCTTTTTGTAAAATTGAACAAAGGCTTGATATGCAATACGATTACCTTGTAGGTCCTTATTCATCCATCTGCGTTTAGATTCGCACATGTGGGTGAGCAATGTAGATTCACGCAAGTACTCACCTGTGCAAAACTCACATTTAAATTTAGGCTTACCTATTGCCTCTATCTCTTTCGTATTGCTCAATTTCTTCATCTGTGACCATTTGACTTAGTGTTTCAATATCTGCTATTTTCATCTCTGGGTATACAGTAGCCAAATAACATTTCTTTTTCTGTTCTGTTACATACGCTTTTGACACTTCAGTAATATCATCATCATCTGCTTTAGGATATATTTTCTTATAATACTCTTTTATATCTTTTAGTTGAGCAGGTTCTTTTAACAAACTGACCTTCTCTTTAATCTGCGGGATCCATGGATGGAATTGTTTTCCCAAACCCGGACTTGAAGCGCATAACATTAACCATTGTAGTTTAGGATGCTTCTGTACATATTCATTAAAGATATATTTGTTAGCGTGATAGTCCACACTTCGTGCATAATAACCTGCAATCTCCCCTGAGCCTTTGATGTAACTCATGTATCTAACCAACATGAATGATGTAAACTTCTTTTGTTGCTCTGGTGGCAACTTATCATAGAAAGTATAATCTTTCCTATCTAATGCCGCAATTGCATCAAACAAAGGAAAGTCTTGCTTCTCAAGTTGTTCGTCTTTAGGGACTGATGCTTTTTTAGTTGCCATTAGAATGCCTTATAATAGTCTTTTTTGTAGTTTATGATAAATACAATATGTACTTATCAAACAAATATTCTAGATGTTATTTTAACATCATTAACCGAGCTAAGTCAAGATTATTGGACGCATCAATATATGTTGAAAAACATCATATTGTGCCCAAATCATTAGGCGGGACAAATGACCCTGACAACTTAGTAGTGTTGACCGCACGTGAGCATTTAATCTGCCATAGATTATTAGTCAAAATGACTGAGAGTACAGCTAAATCTAAGATGGCATTTGCGGCTTGGAGAATGGTTTTTATGGGCAATAAACATAAACGTCATATTGTTACTTCACGTACTTATGAAGTCATTAAATTTGAAATGGCTGAAGCTAGAAGAAATAGCAAAGGTTCCTATAAACATTCACTAGAAAGCAAAGAAAAAATAAGTAAGGGTAATAAAGGAAAACGATTAGGAAAATCGTTACCAACTGAGTGGCGTGAAAAAATAGGTGAATCACGTAAAGGGGAAGTTCGAGGTCCGTTACCAAAATCAACTACTCAAAAAATAAGCGAAACACTCACTGGTAAAAAAAGAGAAGAATTTCCTGAATCACATAAGTCTAATATTTCAGCCGGGAGAATAGGGAAACGACAGTACAATAATGGAATCAATAGTATATTGTGTTTCCCGGGAATTGAACCTGAAGGATATGTACTGGGTAGGCTTACTCAAAAGGCTTGACTATAATCTACAATTTCACAGTTACGACTAATCTCTTTTACGAAATACACACATCGCGGTTTAAGACCATCATCAATCGGTACACATAAGAACTGTCCGTTCTTCAATCGAGGTGCATACCATGTTACATCATGGTAAATGTCTACAATCTCAATGGGAACAAATGAAGGGCTAAAACTAGTGAGTGGATTAAACTCAAACGCATTGAATCCCCTGTCATTGATACTTGTAAGAGGCAATGTTTCTAAGTCACCGTGTTCTTGTTCACCGATAAGGATCTGCCAATCAATAGGCATCTTAATTGTGCTATTACCGATCTTCAATACAAGTGCAGGACTATTGAATGATTCTAAAAAGATTAGTGGGATATAATGATAATCTACATTGCTTGGGTTACTGTTATCTAAGATAGCAAAACGCAAATCATCAATTTCTTCAGGTAGTGTTTCTAAGTTATAGAATTCGTTGTCTAGGGTTAATATACGCATAATGTATTATATCACTTATACTTTAGTTTTTCTACATCAAACGGGTAGTTAGCTTCTTTGTAGAATGCTTTCCGTTGTGTCAAGTGTCGTTTGGCAAACTTACAATTACTTGTAATGTCCCAAATCTGCACAAAATCTTTATCTTCTGCTTTACGAATGCCACGACCGATACTTTGAATAACTCTTACGAAACTCTTACCCGGTTCTAATAGCATCACATTAAAGATACGAGGGATGTTAATACCAACTGCCGCGACACCATATGTAGCAATGATAATCTTATTGGTAGCAGTAGCAATGTCATCATAGTGTTCGGTTCTAGTTGTACCCTTAGTACCACCTGATACGAATACTACACTATCCTTTAACACCGCAAAACTATTATCCTCAGTAAGTTTCTGATACAACAGTTGACCTGCTTCAATTCTATCAACTAGAATTAATGTGTTACCACTGTTCTTAACTGTATTAGATAACTCAGCAATTTTTTGCATTCGTTTTTCATCACTGGTCAAGAATTTAAGTTCACTTTGATAGTTAGTAAACTCCATACCATCTTGTAATTGAACGATGTTCACATGACACTGTGATAGTACACCCATGTCTTGTAATGTGCTTGCCGACAATTGATTAATGACAGGACCTAAACTTACAGTCAATGACATTGATTCATGTTTAGCTTTAGGAATTGTTCCAGTCAATCCCCAACGCAATGGGATACGACTCATTACACCTGTCAACAATGTTTTAAGCACATCAGCTTTTGCTTGATGTACTTCATCTACAATAACACATACAACACCCTCAATAAAGTCTTGGAATGGTACTTCTGCTTCGCCTGCTTTAGTGTTCTTCAACATGTTACCTAGACTCTGCCATGTACAAATTGTATGCGTCTTGTCATACTCTTTGCGTCCACCGTAATACACACCTACATCTAGACCCAAGTTGATGTAATCTTTTTCTGTTTGTGTGACAAGACTAGTGTTAGGTACAATGACAATACTGCGACCATATTGTTCTACACAACTTGACAATGCGGCTGTGATTAATGTCTTGCCTGCACCAGTTGCAATCTCTTGCAGTGACTGCGGGTTCTTTAAATAGTTATTGATAATCTCAATTTGATAGTCACGCAATACTACAGGCTGTCCCTCCATCGGATGACCTTTAGGCCAGTTCTTGTGCTTGAATGTATCCTCGGACACTTCAGTAAATGTGAATGTTGTTTGATAGTCTCTGGTATCATCCAGTTCAATATCATAACCAGCCTGATCTAGTAATGGCAATATCTCTGGTAACAAGTTAATATATGTACTGCCACCTAGCGCAAAAAAACTGCTCTTACCATTCCATCTACCTAACCTTACTGCAGGAAGATATCTTGCCCCGGGAACTTCAAACTCAAACATTTTCATCAATGTCTTGCGGTCTCCCAGTTCTAGTCCCTCAAGTTTTACATTCACTTCATCTCTAATTATTAACTTACATTCTTTCATTTAGGTCCTAAATCTATTGGTTCCGAGTTTACAAATTTTATTATTTTAAACAGCTTCATCGGCGTTTCATTAACTAATGAAAAATTACCACGTTGATACACTATAACACTATTCTCATAGTTTTTCAAGTCTTTAGGATTCGTAAGAACATTAATAGTTGTATTATGAATATTTAATTTAGAATTAGTTAAAAACGCTTTAGGTTCACAAATTGCATCACATCCAAATTCTTCTAACCATTCTATTGCTAATTGAGTATCCCTCAATTCTATTTCAACTTGAAAATTTATAGCAAGTCTTACCTTAGCAGGGATTTCTGTCTCTAGCAAATGGTCTGTGACCGATTGGTCGATAGCAATACCATATTTAACTAATGTTGCTATTGTTTTTAAATCGTCTGTTATTTCAATGTCCTTAATTGCTTCATACAAATGTTCATTCAATGCGGCAATGTAGTAATGTGCCTTGTAGACTAAAGTGGGCGTCCAGTATTTAACATTCTCATATACGCTAAGTCTCTCAACAATTTGTGTAACCTTTTCGCAGTAGTTCAATATAGAATAGTGGTCTGCTGTCAAGTACAATAATTCTTTCAAATTGGTATGACTATATTCACCTTCATATTGTCGTCTATCTTTGATCCACTGTAATGAATAGATAGGGTTCTTTTTAAGTGCTGTTAAAAAGTTTTTATTAAAAGGAGATCGTAGAATCAGTTTGTCATTCTCTATTTTGATTGACGCTCCTGTATATTCAGGGATGCTTTCTACTATGTTAACATCCCAAGACCGAGTCAGTACTTCGTCTACTTCAATTTTTAATTGAGAGAATTGTCGTTTATATTTACCTGCTACCTTTCTGAACAAAAGGTCCTGATTACTAGTGATCCGATTATGTTGTGTGATGTAAAGGGTAAGATTGTTTACGAATTGGTCATCATATCTGCTCAGTCTAATATTACTAAGCATCCATGTTGCAAGTTCATTAAGTGTTTTGAAATCCATCTTGTTAGTATAGCAAAACAGTATACAGAATGCAAATTTATAGGCAAAAAAAGGGGACCGAAGTCCCCTAAAAATGCTATACCAATTAGTATTGTGTGCGACTGAAATCACCTTCAAGTGGGTCACTCATAGCAAAGTCACTTGGAATATCTTGCTCAGTGACACTTTGAGGCAATCCCTTACCGCCAATTTGTCGCCAAATATACATACGTTCGGCATTCTCTTTCTGAATCCATTCGTCCTTACGCTTTGCTTCGTACATTGCAGGGAAGTCTGCGGCCCAGAGTTTAACCTCGTAAGCATAACTGACATATTCGTTTTTATGGTTGCCACCGCCGCCGCCACTACCGGTACAGATAGTAGTGCGCTCAAAGTAACCGCTACCCCAACCATCATGCATGTAAGGATCTTTCTTGTGCTTACTCATCGGTGGCTTGACTTTGATGTTAATGCGACCAGTCCAACCAGGGTAACCAGTAGGCTTACCCTTGTTATAGTCACTACGGGTATCAAAGTTTTGAACACCCTTGCGCGGGCATGAGTGACTGTTACTCATGTCTTCTTTCCAGAACAAGTCAAGAATGCTCACATCGTAGTATTCGTGAAACGGAGCAGCCTCACCTTTACGATCCCAACGATAGAAGTCATTTTGTGCGCCGTTGGCCCAGAACCAACGCCAGTTGTCTTTGATAAACTGATTCAGTTCAGCAAGGCTTTTGACTTGTCCCATATTGTCAAGGAACTGTTCACGCTCGGCTTCCATCTGCTGAACCTTCTTTTCAGCACGCCGGGCAATAGCCAGTTTACGCAAGTGAGCCTGGTACTTACCTTTGTCTTCAAAGATTTTACCGTCTGCGTCACTTTTGTATGCTTGAATAATACTCATATTAGTCTTTCAATGTATGCCAAGTTGCCATTCGTTCAGTCTCAAACTTTTCATACTGATCTAGGATCACGCATGTGATGAAATAGATTACTGCTACAATATACCCGATAACGTACACCGTTTTAAAATTGCTTATGCTCTCTGCATCAGTATCACCAACAACCAACCCAATCACACCTGCAATAAAAATTCCGATAGATGATGTAATAATCCAGGCGAAAAATCCCATCCCACGATGATCTTGGTACGTGTCCATATATTTTCTATGTAGGCTCATTGGGAGACTGAATAGTGTTTTGAAAAATCTTTTCATCAACCAACCAATGAAATAGAAACCTGTTTTGACTTTCATTTGTAATCTTTCTTCAACATCCAGAACAACACTTCACCGTTGTCTAGTTTACATAAGTCACCGCTGTATTTCATGACAGGGCGAGTTGTTGGACTAGGATTTACCAACATGATTTTTACAGTACCTTTACCTGAACTAGGATGTACTTTACCAAATGATTTAACTCTGTAGATGTTGTTATGAAAAACAACAAAATCATCTACATTGAGTTCCCGGTCAATTAAGTCGGTTGGATTTGTCATATCTTCCTTATCGAAGAGGACTTATTGACATGGCCTCTACGCACACTGCAGGGGTTAACCTTTCATACATGTGGCCTGGGCAAGTGACCGCCAGTTAGCACTAATCTTAACCAAGTCTGCAATCTTGAGACACATACGCAAGGACACTTCACGCAATTTATTGCAATTAGCGTCAATGAATGCCATGATTTCATCAGTTTGTTCCTGAGAAAAATCATACTCAGCAAACAAACCACCATCAGCATCACGGTGAACTTGCTTGATACGCAACATTTTGTCACGCTCAGTATCAACTGTCAGGTCCAGAAAGTGACAACGACTTTGCAATGCATCCAAGTGAGGTTGCATCTTGCCGGCTTTCTTAGCATCAAACGATTTGTTTGTAATGAAGATGATAGAGCCGTTAAAGTTGAAACTGTTAGGGATACCTTCTTCACGCAAAAGACGACTATCCTTGTTCCAAGAGATACGGCGAGTCTTGCCTGAATCCAAAGCACCTTTCAGCACGTTGATTGCGTCCTGATCTTCCCAGATATCACAGTCATCAAAAACGAGAACGTTTTTAGCATCAGAAAATTTGTACAACTTAGCGAACAGGCCGATGCCTGACATAGCACCTTTGACAATTTCAAAGCGAGGCTTCTTTCCTGTAACATTGTCAAACAACGATGCCTTTTCCATTTGCAGTGACACACCGTGACTCTTACCGATACCTGCAGGACCTGTCACAATCATAGCACGAATGTCACCTTTGATACATGCCTTAGACATTTCATCAAGCACACCGAAACGAGTAGCAATGCGATCCATTGCTTCTTCATCAGTTTCTTTGGGTGTCTCAACCTTTACTGCATCACGACCTGACACAAATTCAATCATTGATTGATTGTCAACATTCACACGAACTTGATCGGGACGACCGGGGAACTGACCTTCATTTTTTACGGTCACAAATCCACCCTTAGTACCAAGCTGATAGCCTTTTACCAATGTGAAAACTTTACCTTTGATAGTGTCGTTGCGATAAGAACCTGACAAAATGCGAACTGTAGACATAACTTCTCCTGTGTGTTAATGATTCAATACAAGTATTGTAGCACAATACCCATTTATTGTCAAATTTTGGCTATCAAATTAGCATGGATTTCGTTCATTTCCGACTGCTCTACATAGAAATCGGAACGAGGATCGTAGTACTGACCCTCTTTGTTGTCATAATACAACACTCGACCGCTGAAGTTGAAAGGACCTTCTAGACCCTTGCGTGGACCATACTTCTCACGCATATCATCCATTTGATACTTATCAGCAACAACTTTGTAACCCATAAACAACTCCTAGTTCTCAGTGTCAATACAAGTATTGTATCACAAAGACCATTTATTGTCAAATTTTGGTATTGTTACACAATTGTAAACTTATTAGTTAATGACAAGTGTTCATTACCGTCCCGATAACTTTTCTTGTATCTTGCATTAATAACTAAATTACCCTTAGTAACTACATTATCCAATAGAGATAATAATGGATTATTAGAATCTAAATTAAGATTTACAAGATTATTATGTGTGTCACTAAACCAGTATTCTTTAGATTTAGAATGTCTTTTATTAACTGATAATTTTTTTACAAATTTTAACTGCTTTGTTTCAGCAATGACATGCGGGTCATAAGATTTAATTTCTTTATTATAATCAAATGACATTTTTTCAAATTCAACGTCATATTCATAAAACTCAGGTAAACGATATGCTAATGGTAGCATAGACTCTTTAAAAGTTTGACCATTACTGTGAATAAATGAGGTTAAATCTTGCCTAAATACAGACAGATTAATATTCTTAAGTTTCCATACCATAATCTTCTTACTATAATAATCACGGATAATATTAGCTTTCTCAATATCCTCGTGAGTTGTTAGTCGGAATAATTCACTGTCTAACAGTTTAGTAATTGTAGGCGAGAGTAAATTATAAGCTTGTTCCCGTTCTTTACGTAGGCGTGACCAGCATACACTCAATGCAAGTAGGTCTTTGCTTATTTCATAAACTTCATATTTACTAACATTATTATTTTTTTCTTGACCAAATGAAGACCAATCGATTCCTGTTGATGATCCTGATCCTGTTATTGAAATTGTATTCATACTCGGGGATCCTAAATGGAGTGTGTTGAGTGAGTTGCTATATGTATATGACATAATTATCCTATTGTGATATCTTCCATTCCACTAGTGCGTAGTCGCACGATATGTCCCATCTGCCATTGTTTAGCTTCGAGACCCTTCATAATGCCAAGCCATCTATTTCGCAATAGTGCTACTTCGTTAATCAATACTTCCATATCAATTACTTCATCTTCGCCTTCTGCATACTTTTCAGCATCACGACTTGTCAATGCTCTATTGTACGCTTCTAAATATTTTTGAAAATGTTTTCGGCGAATTTTCCGTAATTGAATATTGAGATAGTTCAATACGGCTTCTATCTCTTGTAGTTGATTGAAACGATGTTCAGTGACACCAGGGATAGCGGCAATGTTCTTTTCAACATTGCCGTATATCTTGACTTCGTGTTTAGCCGAAATTAATTCGGCTTCATAGTGAGTTATGAAATCGGGTATCACACCAAGATTTTGGGTGATGCGTGTATACCAATTCATTTAATCCCAGTCTTCGTCTTGGTCATCTTCTTCATAATCTTCATACGATTCCTCAGTATCTTGATGTGCCAAATTCTCTTTAAGAGCAGTTAGCATTTCTTTATCGCCCTTAAAGGCATCTTTGATATCTTCAGCTTCGTAATTGTTATCAATCAGTAGATTGACTAGTGAATCGGCCGCGTCAGTGCGGTCATTGAAATCAATATGAGAACGCAATGCGTCCCATACTTCTGCAACAAAATCTAAACTCATACTGTATCATCCTCTCCTATGTTAGATACAGTACTTATCGTTGATTTAGTTTTTTCTACAAACCATCCTTGACACGAGCCTCGTGTAGGTATTTTTTTATTTCTCAAAATTTTCTCCATTGTAGGTATACTTAAATTGTTCAGATTACAAAAATTATAAAAGCCTTCAACCATATATTCAATATCATTTGGCGAAACAAACCTATAAGTTTTTATGTTATTCTTGTTTCCTACCATCCTCGCTGAATGTTTTTGTTTATTTTCGGTAGTATGGCGTTTACCGTAAAATGGATTTGACTTTCCGGGTCTTGCTATTTTCTTTTTTGTTGCTTCGCTGTGAGGTTTACGACCAACTCTCTTACATGTATCTACATAACTATTGACTCGCTTAGTAGTATGTTCTAAAGTTTGTTTTTTTCCTTTATGATTGGGCGGTCTATTATCTGAACAAATGTTCGTTAAAATTCCACCTTCATCAATATTTTTGCGCCCGTATTGTTTAATATAATCTGCCTCAGTAGAATACGCATCATCTTCATTAATAATATTGTCAACTAAAATTGAAACGGGAATTTCATAGCCTTGCTCTTTTAAAGATTGAATCTTAAAAAATTTATGACGATTATCAGTTGTTTCTAATGTTTCTTTGAAGTGATCCAAATGTCTCTGATTTTTAATCTTTCCTTTTCCTATATAAAAAGGAAGGTTAGTTCTAATATCTATCATTGCGTATATGTAATACATAACAGTCTCCATAATATTATTTATACCAACTGCTATGAATCCGTATAATTATTTTTCTGTGGGTTGTTCCGTGGTAGTATTGATCGTGGGCATCATCATTTCTTTCATTACAACATCTAGACAATTATCGTCATTTCGTTCCCAACCTTTTCTGAACTTTTTGATGATTTCACCTTCTTTTGTTGTATACACAAGACTATTACCTTCTTTAGACAAAAGACCTTTGCCTTCAATCAAATCAGTAAGACCTGAGAATGGGCTCATTCCTTGGTCGTACGGAATCTTAACTTGAACAGATTCAAATGGTTTTGCATAACGAGTTTTCATAATCTTACATGCCGCACGAATACCTCGCACTTCACTAATCTTATTACCATCTTCATCTTCTTTAAGTTTCAATTTCTTCATAGCAACTACAATAGAGCTTGCATAAACGAAACCTTGGCCACCTGAGATTTTGTCATCTGGATCAAACATATCTTGACTAGCATATGTGTGATTAGTAGCGACTAGACCGATGCCAAGTGAACCAAACATGTTAACACAGTTACGAACAAGTGCTGTCAGTGCTTTAGGCTTACGACCCATGTCACCTTTCATATCACCTGCTTCAAACTGATTAACATCAGTTGGTGTTAATAACATACCTAAACTATCAACAACAAACAATACTTTTGGTCTGTCTTGTTCTGGTAGTGCTTTGTAATCCTTAACGAACATAGAAATAGTTTTTCCTACTTCGTCAATCATAGCCATATTAAGTTTAAGTAACTTACTGTCGTCAGTTGATACACCAAGTGCGTGTAGCCATGCTTCGTCAAGGGCATTCTCTGAGTCAACTAAGACTACAAAGATTCCTTGTTGTTGTGCGTGTCTAACAAGGTTTCCTGAGCAGATGAAACTTTTTCCTGCTCCTGATTCTCCGGCAAAGACAGTAACTTTACCAAGAGGTACGCCTTTATTAAAATCACCGCTAATGAGATAGTTGAGAGCATAATTTCCTGTTGAGATCCAATCAGTTGGATCGTTAAATCCTATTGATAGACCTTCAATACTTTTTGTAATGTCCTTGCGGAATTTACTAATGTCAAAGGGTTTTCCCATTTTAATTATCCACTTCCATGCTGAGTGCTTCTTTGATTACTTCAAAAAGTTCTGCTTCAGTAGCACACATAACTTTGCAGTTTTTCCAATCATTCTCTTTGTCTCTTCCACTGACTTCAATCATGTAGCCGTTATCATAACGATTGATTGTAAATGATTCATTTACTTTTGATAGTTTGTTTAATTTTTTTGCCATGTTATTCTCCTTGTTATTTGTGTATACCATTAGTATACACGCTAAATGGTTGCTTGTCTAGCATGTCTGGACATTTTTCTGCCATTGAGTCAATTTCCCAATCTTGAGGGAAATGTCTTAGTGCGCCTCTAGCTCTGTCTCTAATGATACTAGGCACTCTAGGTGTACGACCCGGGTCGCATAGTTCCTCCAACAATTTTTTACCTTGCTTAATGGCTCGGTAGCGTTCGTCTGGTAGTGTCATCGTGGTTCCTAAGGAAGGGAGCAGTTGCTCCCTATCCAATAAGTATTACTTATTTTGTCTAGCACGAATCATCGCTAGGATGTCTTGTGCTTTATCTGTTGAAGTTGTTTTTGGAACTTCAATCGGAGCCGATGCTGTTGTAGATGCTTCATCATCCCAAGGTGCTGTAGAAGTTTCTGCTACGGGTGCTGTTGCGGGTGCGCTTGCTTCCGATGCTGGCGCTGATTGTTTTTCCGCTGTCGCTCCTGCTGGTGCTTCTAGTCCCCAAGGACGATAGTATGCGCCCCAACGTTCGTTGTCGAACGGTTGACCATCAACTGATGCTTCAAACATTTCCTTGATGATACGCAATTCTGCTTCGCCGGGCTTCTTAGGCAAGAAGTCAGCTAAGTTAAACAAACCATGTGCTTCGATAGCGGCTTGTTCTGCTTCAGTGAGAGGAGATTCTTTACGTGCCCAGTTACTTGTTGAGTAATCTGCGTAACCACCCTTGCTTGTTTTCTTAATGTTGAAATCAAGACCACGCAAGAAGTCTGTTGGCAATTCTTCAATCTCTGGATCCATCAATCCAGCTTTAACGATTGGAATGATTTGTGGGCTGATGATGAATCTACGAATAGGGTTCGCAGGTGTCTTGTCATCGCCTAATGGGTTCTGACGAACAAAACCTTGAAATAGATAACTACGCTTCTTCCAATACTTGTTTGCCATTTCTTTCAATGATTCGTCTTTATACCAAGGACGAACTTCTGCCAAGATAGGACAGTTGTCACCATACATTTCTACGCATGGTACTTGTACTTCAATACGCTTAACGTTAGGATCACCCTTAACGCCATTGAATGGAAGTTTGATAATTTGTTTTTCAACCCAGAAGAAATCATTCTTTGAGTTACCATCGGGCAAGAAACGAATACTAGCAGTAGTGCCTTCGTCCGTGTTCCAGTGGGGGTAAACTGCGTTATCAGATTGGGTTCCAGAACCCTTGTTGTTTGACTTGTTTTCTTGCGCTGCGATACGAGCGCGGATATCTGCTAATGATGCCATGATTAATTTTCCTTATATAAATTGAGATGGTCTCTGTTTAATATTCGTCACTACCTATTAGTGACTAACACAAGAGTAAGTATAGCAGTACTTTACTCTCCTGTCAATAGTATTTATGCCATATGTAGGAAACCGCATATTTTTATGCGGTTTATTTACCCTTTTTAGAATCGTTTCTTTGGCTTGTTTCGTCTGCGTGTAGCAAGTGTTTTGTCTGCTACTTGCTTTACAGCAGCCACCTGCGGTGTGGGCATTTGTGGCAATTGCTTTTGAATCATTTGCAACATCTTAGCATCAGCAGGATCATTTGGGTTTAATTTTTGTCCACCAATCTTAACTGGCTCACTAGGTACTGTCTGAGTTGGTTGCGCTACAGTGGTAGGTGCAGTTGCGGGTGCGCTGGTTCCAGCAGTCGCTGTTGGTTCTGCCGCAGGCTGCGTTGTTGGTTGTTGGGTAGGCTGTTGTACCGGTGGTTGCGATTGTTGTTTACGCTGTACGGCAGGTATATTAGTATTCTGACCTACCCAATTTGGTGTAGTAGAAGCTGTTGTCGGTTGCTGTGGTTGTTGTGTTGCAGGTTCAATCTTACGCTGTGCAGGTTGCTTTAATTGATTACCCATTATATCTAAACCCTTACCTTGACCGGCAGGTCTTGCAAACTGTTTAGTCAATGCATTGTTATATGATTTAGTAGTGACTGCTCCAGGAGTGAACATTCCGCCTTGCGGATCAGTACCAGACTTTGCTCCAGATGCCGGCCCTCGACCAGGTATTTCTCTATTTGCCTGGCGTTGCGCTCTTACTGCGGCAGCGGCACGGTCTCTATCAAGCTGCGACTTGTAGTCACCACCCATTGGGTTCTGTACACGAACAACTTCATCAATACGCATTATCTTCTCAACAATCTTTTGATAGTATCTAGGTCTTCTTGGCCTTCACCAACTAAGTCACCGATCGTTGCTGGCTTATTAGCTTTAGGACCTTTGTTACGCCATTGACCTGCTTCACCTGTAGCATAGTCACCTGCGAACTCACTATCTTCTGCAACTTCTTCTTTACTGCTATACTTAGCACGGATGTTTTGCATTGTTTTTTCGCTAGCATCTTCTTGTCCAGCTTTGCGTAGTGCATCCATACCATCTTTACCGTATTTCTTGTCACCTATGTATGCTTGTAATGCACTTTCATCAACTTCTTCACCGGCTCTGAATCTCTTAACCATTGCTTTAAGTGCTTCAAGTTTGTCATCAGGTACATCCATATAATGGTCATGTCCCATTTTCTTTGATGCTTTGCCTAACGCAGTGAAGTGATCCATCTTGTCATTGTTTTTCTTTGGGTCACTTCTCATTGAACGGTCGGCTTGACCCATGTCAACTTCGTCAGTACGCTTCTCAACATCAGATTGTGCCATACTTGGCTTACCATTTTGTGGATTGCGAACTCCTGCTTTATCTTTTAAGTCTCTTAATAAATCTTCATCACTACCGTGACCTATTTTATCTAGTATCTTGCCGCCAACTTTCTTGACTGTATCCATTACGCCTTCAGGTACACCTTGTGGGTTGTTGCTTGTTAGACTTTCTTCTTCTGTTAACTCTGATTCGGCATTGTCGATATCATCAGATGCTTCGTTATCTTCAATATCTTCATCACCTTCAATTAACTTATCTGCCCACTCACTCAACTCATTAACTTCTGACATTTCAGAAATCTTCTTCTGTAGTTTAGATAAGATAGGCATTACATTTTCAATACGTGGATCAACTGTTTCTTGTACAAACAATTCATTGATATTGCTCATGTCGCTGTCATCTTCCATTAATGGAGGAGTCCAACTTTCAAAGTATGCATTGTAACCACGATGACCAGCTAGTTTACCTAGACTCTCACGCAATGCTTGATAATGATTAATACCTTCAGCAATCAATTTCTGTGTTGATTCTGTAAATTGCCCATTACGAGTAGCACGAACAAATCCTGCCATCTTACTGTATTCTTCGCATAAGCTACCAATATGATTCCAACGGTCATCATGTGGCTTGCCACCTTCAGCAATGTGTCTAGCATATACACGGGCAATACCAGGTCTTGTAGTTGGTGCTAAGAATCTTTCACCTTGTTCATTCTCTAAGAAGATGCGTTCAACATTACGATAACGCTGTTCACCTTCTTCGATTTGGCGACTATGTTGTAACACAATCTTTACGCTAGGTACAGCATCACTGTAACTTGCTTTTCTACCCATTGGGTAGTAACCTTCTGCGATTGATTCTTTTTTCTTCATATATTCTCTCTTTGCCATGTCGTGCTTTAAGTTGCTTACGTTGCGTAATTCAAAACTCAATTGATATTTCTGTGAGAATTTCTTCAATTGATTTAATAATTTATACCAAGATACGTCATCAGACTCTGATTCTTCTTTTTCACTATTAGCAACCTCATCACTAAAATAGATTGTTAACTTGTGTAGACCGTCAATAGAAATAGTGACTGTTCCGTAGTCTTCTCCGTCTTTGACAAAGTTAAATTGAAAGACTTCAGCTTCTTCAGGAGTAGGAATTGCCTTACCTGAAGTATCTAACATAGTAGGGTCTAGGCCCTTGCTATGCAATAACTCAAATAAGTTGCGGTTTAATGATTCTGTATTTTTTGGCATACAAGTATTTATCTTTTTAGTCTTAACTCATTACCGCAAAGAATGGTAAAGGAGCGACAAATTCATCGTGGTCACGTATCTGATTCTCTAAATCAAAGTGATAATCACTCAATTGCTGTAACATGCGTGTTACTAATAAGCTTGCCATAATCAAATCGTCTGTGTCACCAATTTTAGCCGCATAACTGCCACCATGTGCTACAAACGCTTTTAATTCACTGATAAGACTACGACTATTTATGGTCATTTTCTTGCTTTCAACCAATGTTTTGAACTTAGCACAACTTGCTAGTTTGCTCTTGTTAGTTGTATTGAATCCTCTACGACCTTTGCCAGTCTCGCTAATAAAGATACCCGGAATGCCTGATTCTCCATATTCGTTTAATGATACGATAGCGGCTTCTCCGATACCATTACACTCAATACTATAATAGATATTGTTGGGTTCATTGGTGCATTCAGCAATATGTTTGTTAATTTGTGCTAATAGTTTAATTTGACTAGGAATGTCTGTCTTATTGTGTTTCCATTCACCTACTTGAGTAGTAG